GGGTATCAGACCGTGGTGGTATCCCCGGACAAGGACATGCTGCAAATCCCCGGCTTCACGCTGACCCCCCAGGTCCGCAAGGGCTCCAGGGCTTATAGTGAGGTGACCGAGGAGCGGGCCTTCCGCTGGCATATGTACCAGACCCTGGTAGGCGACCAGTGCGACAACTACAAGGGGTGTCCTGGCGTGGGTCCCGCAAAGGCCGATGCACTCCTGGACTACTGCGAATTGCAGGGCTGGAATCCGAGCCGTGTGTGGGGAGAGGTCGTTGACCAGTTCCTACAAAAAGGCTTGACAGAAGCCGAGGCCTTGGTACAGGCTCGTGTCTCTCGTATCCTGCGCTGCGGGGACTGGGACGTGAAACGTAAGGAGGTCATTCTTTGGCAACCCCCCCGCGACTGATTGCCCTCTATGCCCCCGTGATGCAATCCGGCAAGACTGAAATTGCCCGCACGTTGCAGCTCACTCGGGGCTACGCTTTGGTCAAGTTCGCGGACCCGTTCAAGGCCTCCGTTGTGGAGTACCTTGTGCGGGGTGGGGCCACCCAGGAGCTGGCTGAACAGCTGGTGGAGGACGGCAACCTCAAGGAGCGGGTGATCCCCGGCCTGGGTGTCTCCGTCAGACAAATCCTCCAGACGTTCGGCTCAGCGGGCCGGGCCGTGCATCCCGACTTCTGGGTTCGCCAAGCGGTCTCCCAGATCGAGCGGCACTTCCAAGTGGGCACCCCTGTGGTGGTAGACGATATGCGCTTCCCCAATGAGTACGAGGCGTTGATTGACCTGGGTGGATACCCTGTTCGGGTTAACCGCCCTGGGAGCCTGCCCTACACCGCCCATCCCTCGGAGGGTCTCCTGGAACAGTACCCCATGTTTAGGCTTGACAACGCTGGAAGCTTGGGGCAACTGAGGAATACCGCCGAGCATCTCCCCGAGCTGCTGGCCTCTGCCATCTAACGCCAAGTAGAGGACTGACCCATGGAACTCCCCACCCGCCCGCAAGCCCAGGCCGAGCTGGACACTCCCACGGTCAGCCCCTTCTTGGTGGAACACCTCCGCCAGGCTTTCCCCTTTCCGCGCCCCGCCACGATGCTCCATGAGCTGAACGCCTATGCAACGCAGGCCGCTGTGGCTCGCTGGCAGGGGATCGAGGAGGTGATTGCCTACCTGGACCGCCTCTCTTCTATCCCGAAAGGATTGACTCCCAATGAGCTTCCTCGCACCGAAACCGCAGATCACACCCCCCGCCGCGACTCCCGCGCCCCCGGCCCAAGGAGCTGACAACTTCGCGATTGGCCAGACGGGTGACCCCCGCACGGAAGGCGCAGTCGGTCGCTTGATGCTGAGCACCGCCAAGAGCGCCTCCGGTCAGGCCAACCCCGCAGGTATGGCTTAACACACACGCACAAGGGTACGGGTACGATGACCACTTCCAACGCCACCTCGATGACACTGGACAACGCTGCCGACAAGCAGACACTCGCAGACATGGAAGTCGGTGGTGCGGCTGCGGCCTTCTATACTCGGGGGATCAACGAGCGGTACCCGTACCTGATGCGCGCCCGTCGCCTGTCCGAGCTGACGATCCCCACCATGTTCCGCCGCGAGGGCGAGAGTGGGTACACGGATGAGGTGATCCCCTGGAACACAGTGGGGGCCTACTGCGTCAACAACCTGGCTTCCAAGGTGGTGTTCGCGCTGTTCCCCGCAGGCCGCCCGAACTTCAAAGCCTCCCAGTCAGCCAAAGCCGCCCAGGACCTCGCCAAGATGCAGCCCCAGCAGCGGCAGCAGATCAAGAGCATCATCGACGCAGGGCTCTCCCAGATGGAGCAAGACACTGCGGCTGCGATCGAGGAGGATGGCGATCGGGCTAAGATGTTCGTGGCTGCGCTCAAGCTAATCGTTGGGGGCAATCACGCCTTCCAGTTCTACGATGACGGCACCCTCCGGGGCATCTCCCTGGACCACTGGGTCTGCACGCGGGACGCCCAGGGCAAGCTTCTCCGCTGGTGCATCCAGGACTCCCTCGATTGGGAAGACCTGCCCGAGGATGTGGAGGAGTAGATCCTCTCCCACCACCAGCAGAAACCGCCAGTCGATCAGTGGGGCCGGTGCTCGGTGGATGTCTACACCTTCGGGCAGCTCCTCGATGGCAAGTGGTACGTCCACCAGGAGGTCTGCGGCTTTGATGTGGCAGGCTCCACTGCGGTCTACAACGAGGATGCCCTCCCCTATCTGTTCCTCCCCTGGCTCCTCCTGGATGGCGAGAACTACGGGCGCTCCTACGTGGAGTTCTACGAGGGCGACCTCCTGACTGCCGAGAGCCTCACCAAGTCGGTGGGTGAGGGGGCTGCGGCCTCTGCCCGGTTCATCATGATGGTGGCGCCTACTGGGCTGACCAACAAGAAGAATGTTGCACAGGCGTCCAATGGGGATGTCATATCGGGGAGGGAAGAGGATGTCACCACCATCAAATCCGAGAAGGGTGGGGACTTCCAGATTGCTAAGGCAGTCCTCGATGATACCCTCGCGAGGCTCACCCGTGCCTTCCTCCTTAACAGCACGGTACAGCGCTCAGGCGACCGAGTTACTGCGGAGGAAATTCGGTACGTGGCCCAGGAGCTGGAGGACAGCCTAGGCGGTGTCTACTCCCAGCAGATCATAACCTGGCAGGCACCCTACGTCAGGATCAAGCTGCGGATGCTCCAGAAGACGGGGCGGGTGGCGAAGGTTCCTCCCCAGGCCATCAAGATCACGGTCACCGCTGGCGTCCAGGCACTGGCCCGCAACAGTGAACTCCAGGCGCTGACCCAATTCGGGCAACTGATCGGGCAGGTGTTCGGGCCCCAAGCGGTGGGCCAGATGCTTAACCCGAGCGAGTTCTCCAATCGGGCGGCCACTGCCCTGGGGATCGATGCGGAGGGTCTGGTGCCCACCCCGGAAGAAATCGCCCAGCAGCAGCAACAGGCGCAGATGCAGCAGCTCACGGCCCAGGTGGCGCCCGATGCGGTCAAGGCGCTGGGGAACCACATCACGGGGACCCAGGTGGCCCAGACGAATGCGGATGCCAAGGTCCAGGCCGCCCAGGTGGCATCCCAGCCCGCGCCCCCTTCCCCACAACCCCAGCAACCACAGACGAACGGAGCTTAATCGATGGCCGATGTGACACCCCCCGCAGCCGCCCCTACGTCCCAGGACCCCGGCGTGCAGAACGTACAGGGTATCGCCCACACAGGCGGTGCCACTCGGGTGACCCTGCCGGGCAATGTCCCGCAGCCAGTCGATCCGAACACCTTCCAGCCGGTGGACCCCGCAGCAAACCAGGCTACCCCAGCAGCCCCCGCGAGCGAGCGCCCCGCAGGTCTCCCAGAAGGGCATGACTCGTGGGAAGCCTACGCCAAAGCCCTCGAAACGGCGAACGCTGCGGGCAAGGCGGTGGAGCCCCCTGCCAAGGAAGGTGCTGCTGACAAGGACACCAAGGAGGGCGAGGACAAGCCCGCCTACGTGCGCCCTGCGGAAATCCAGGCCCAGATCGACACCCTGCCGGAAGCCTCCCGCGAGAAGGCCGCCCCGTTCTTCGATGAGGTGGTCCAGACGGGCGCACTGAGCGATGCCAGTGTCAAGGCTGCTGCCGAACAGTTCGGTGTCACCGAGGACATGGTGCGGGACTACGTGGCGGGTGGCAAGGCTCGGGCGGAGGCCCAGACGGCTGCGGCCGTGGCACCCTTCTACGAGGCTGCCGGGGGCAAGGAGGTCTATGACCAGTTCGTCCAATGGGCGATCACTGGTGGGTTTACCCCCGCACAGATGGCCGACTTCGATGCCAAGCTGAACACCCCCAACGGCGTCAATGAGGTCCGCAAGGCGGTGGACGCTTGGAAGGCTTCCGGTAACGGGCCCTCCGCTCGGGACATCACCCGCACGTCTCGCGCCCCGGACGCTCCGACCCAGACCGATGGGTTCAAGAGCCAGCAGGAAATGCTTGACGCGATGGCCGATCCCCGGTACCGCAAGGGTGACGCTGCGTATATCAAAGAGGTAGAGCGGAAGGTGGCCATCGGCAACTTCTGAGCCTTACCCCTCGCCGGGCTTGCTGGCCTGGGTCCGTGCGGGGGGTAATCCCATTCAGGCTAGAGTGATGAAAGGAAATATCGATGTCCGATGCAAACCCGAGTCGGGTCGGCCAACAGAACCTTGCCGGTGATCCGACTGCACTCTTCCTCAAGGTGTTCGGTGGCGAGGTCCTCTCAGCCTTCCTCCGCGAAAGCGCCTTCCGCCAGCGCCATACTGTCCGCACCATTCCGGCAGGCAAGAGCGCGACCTTCCCCGTGACCGGCTTCGCTGGTGTCCAGTACCACACCCCCGGTGCGGAAATCCTGGGCCAGAACATCGCGGCCAACGAACGGGTTATCGTGATCGACGGTCAAATCGTGGCGCCGGTGTTCGTGGCCAATGTTGACGAGCTGATGAACTACTACGATGTGCGCGGCATCTACAGCGGCCAGATCGGTAATGCGCTCGCCAAGAACTATGACCAGAACGTGGGACGCGCCGGTATTCTCGCAGCACGCGCTTCGGCCAATGCGACCGGCACTCAGGGCGGTACCCGCATCACCAACTCCCTGATGCTCACCGATGGTCCGACGATCTTCCAGGCACTCATCAATGCGGGCGTGGCGCTGGACACCAAGGACATCCCGCACGGTGATCGGTCGGCTTTCCTGCGTCCCACCCAGTATGCCCTGCTGCTGCAATCGGAAAAGCCGATCAGCATCTGGCTGAATGCGAATGGTGACAACGGCAGCTATGCCTCGGGCGAAGTGCGCCGGGTCGATGACATCGAAATCGTCAAGACGAACAACCTTGTCAGCTCGAACGACTCGGCCAATGTCCTGATCCCCTCGAACTTGCAGGCTGATTACTCGCCAACGGCGGGCTTGGTTGCGCATCACTCGGCCATGGGCACGGTCCAGCTCCAGGACATCACCATGGAAAGCCAGTACGACATCCGCCGCCAGGGCACCCTGATGGTCGGCAAGTACCTGACGGGCCACGATTACCTGCGCCCGGAAGCTTCGGTCGAACTCGCCACTTCGTGATGATTGCCGGTTAAGGGCCAGCCGGGAGCCCCTCGCATTCCCTCCCATGGGAGTATGCGTTAAATCCCCGGCACCTATTCTCTCGGTCCCTTCGATGTGTGGAGACGCCCCGTGGCCAGCACCCCCCTTAACCTCTCTACGCAGCTCAACGCCGTCAATGCCATGCTGGCCTCCACAGGCGAGGCTCCTCTTCAAAGTCTTGCACCTGGGCAAAGTTCCCTGGCGGATAAGGCGGTGATGGCGCTGGCAGAGGCGAGCCGGTCCATCCAGGTGGTGGGCTGGAGCTGGAACAAGGAGACGAACTGGCAGCTTGAGGCTGATGACCAAGGCAACGCTGTCCTCCCTGCGAACGCGATCCGGGTCACCCGCGTCTACTCCTCCAATGGCG